CTATTCGGCAGAGTCGTCCTTAGAATTCTTACTATCCAATTGTTTAAGTTGGACACGCAATAAAGCATTATCCCTTTCTAGTTGTGCAATTCTTATTATCAGCTCATTAATCACCTGTTCAGCATCAATGTTCATGCCTCTTCCTCCTTACCTTCCTCAGGCTCGTCAGATGGACCCGAAGATTCTTCCATATATACATCTTCATACCCTCGACGTTTACCATTGACTTCAAAGACTACCTCCGCCGTGTGCCCTTGCACCCAGACCCGAAACTTACCTTCTTTTCGCTCTAATATAACTACCTCGGCTGCATTTTGTATGTGTGGCACAACAAAATAATCTGTTGGGCTAATTGTTTCTAAAAACATCGGTTCGATTTCAATGTAATGCTCGCCCTCTTCCAGTACATGTTCTGTATAGGCTACAAAACGACTGTCTGGCGTTTCTAAGGCGTACATTTTCCGAGTACCGTAACTTTCTGTATCAACCACCGCTGCCTTTGATCCACTAACGGAGAAATTGCCGTAAATTCTCACCTCTGACCCTACATTGTTTTGAATGCCGAGTATCGTGTCCGTAGAACCAAAATATCCTACACGTCCCCATCTTGTTGTGAAATTAGAATTCCAGAACTCGAAACGTGATAGTCCCTGATTACCTGAAACAGTACCACCAATTCTAAACATTGGTGAAGTGTATCTAATTATATCTGCATCTAATACAATCTCCCCATCTAAATCATTTCGTATAGTTAAATTATCATTAGCTGCATGCGCAAACCCCATAAAGCCCATTCTTTCCCTATCCGGTGTTCTAAAAGAGAAATAAGCACGTTCATCATCGTTAGCTTGCATGATATTAAGACTACTGACACCTAACGTATCAAGTCTACGTACTTTAATTTCTTCGCTTTCCACGTATCCATGTGTGAAATAAGTCAGAGAACTATCAGGAATGAAAGGAATTGGTGTATCACCTTCAGTACACTGAATACCATCATATAACACATACCTAGAATTTTGTGTGCGTAAAGAGAAGTAGATAACCTCGGTGTCACTTGGTGCGTTAATTACGAAGCTCTCACGCCTCACACCCGTAGCAGGCTCAGGAAAATTAAAAGTCTTGGCGTCTATAACTACATAACCATCTTTTATAAATTCTACTTCAATTCGAGGGTGTCCACCTGCGTTATACTGTGAATGTCTTGCGTAATGAAAAGAGAAGGTAAAAGTGTTAATGTTGTGCGGCTTCCTGAAAGCTTGTAGAAGATAGTTAGAATTATTAAGTAAAGCTGTCTTGACACCGAAAATAGCGTTACCATTATAAGCTTGCCTATAAGATGTAAGTACCCGGGGTGAGCCTACTGTAGTCCACCCCGTTATGTCTGATTGAGTCCCTATAGCATCATACACTCCATCACCTGTCCTCGGCGCTGACCAATCAATACGAAGAAAATCAAAAGAACCATCTTTAAGATAATTATCCTTGTGTATGATGGAACTTTTAATACCTGATATACTATCTTCGACTAAAAAGTCAGCGTCTTTAATCGTTACCCCGTCTTGATTAATCAAGACTTTATCATTCGTGATCGACACATTGTCAGCATTAATCGTACCTGACGTAATTTTGTCAGCCACAACAAGACCAGTGTAAACTCCTTCACTATCTATATAAGTTCCTTGGGCATTCCATTTACCTGCAGATTTAATTTGGGCATCTGTTAGCTCCCCAAACAGGCGATCTGTATTTAAGGTCCCGTCCTCGTTAATAATACCGCTACGATTCCAGACATTTTTATTTTCTTCCACTTCATTTTTTATCGGTGCATATTCATTGTCTGCGTGCTCTTTCGCATTGTCCTCGGCCTCTTGCGCTTTTGTAAATGCATAAGTCTTACTGTCTGTATATATCGCCGTATCTTTGTCATCAATTGCAGCTTTGTCGTACGTGTAATCAGCTAACTGATTTTGGCCAATTTTAAAGTTAATTTGCTTTTGTAAGGATCGCCATATGTCCATCACTTCAGCTTCTGTATATTCAATAAAATTACCGAGTTCAATCGATTTTTTAGATTTATCGATGATATCACGCTCTTGTGTATGGACACGTGCTTCAAGATACAAAGGTGGACTAAACTTAGTATCTTTTATTTTTATTGTGTCGCCGCAGCGAATTTTTTTGTTAGCCATATCTGGGAAACTTTCTAAGTCGGCAATATCACATTGGTATTCTACTACTGCATTTACACGGTTTTGTAATTCATTTTGAGTAAGTTCTGTAAGGCGTGCAAGCGTCATATCCTCATTTGTCGATTCAGGCTCATATGTTTCTATCAAATGCTGACCATTCCGCCCCCATCGTTCGAGTGCTTCTCTGTCTTCCACAAGTGCTTCGAGACGTGTTCCATCTTCGCGAACAGGACCTAAACCGATAAGTGCTGTGACAACGCCATCCATCTCTTCCGTTCTTCTGACTCCTCGTAAATCCTTACCAAACTCGATTTCCCTGCCTTGCCATTCACCAACCTGCGGCACTAAATCTACGAATCTACCCGTAACTTTATTGCCATCGACCTCCACGCGAAATTGAAGTTCTAGATTAAATTCAATGGCCACACGCTTCAAGAAACTATACGGATTCGTATATTCATTGACTTCAAAGTCTTTTATCCCCTTGTAAGTAATTACCCCTGGGTTCCATTCCGTATTGTACAGTGCAAAAGCAACTGCTTGAGAAGGTGTTTGTCCCGACAGAACTTGTGGCTCAATAACCTTCGATTTTTTAAGGAGTTGATGGCTTGCGGATGAATAAACTTCCGTAATTAAGTTGCCATCCTCACTTCGATATTTATTAGTTTCAAAGATTATGAATTCAATATATTTACCATCCTCGTCCGGAATAATAATATTATGAAGCTTACCGAGATAATTTGAAAACGGCATATCAGCAAATGTTTCAAAGTGGAATGTTTCCAATGTATCTTTAAGTGACTTATAATGCTTATTTGTCAGAATATGCTCCGCCGCTATAACATCCAGTATTTGATCCGTTTGCCTATCAGTAATGTGTATTTGTGACATGTGATCACCTCCTATCTGTAACGCTCTAGATATTTCATATTCGTGTTAAAACTATCACTTGGTTGGACAATAACTTGATTTCCCCCTGGGGTAAGTTTAAAGTATTGACCACCGAAGTCTTTCAAATCTGTACGTGGCTCCCCATTTATTAAAATTTCTGACGTGCGATGATCTAACGTAATGACATCACCGGCATACGCAATGTAAGGAATTTGATGATCGTCTGGATCATTAATCTTCCACACTTTCAAATCTGTGATGCTCATCGCAGTCGGTGAATAACCGTCATAGATTCCGATGTGTACTTGTATTTGCGCCACCTGTTGTTGAAATTCGTTTCCTACATCCACGAAACTCCTTGTTTCTCGAGCATTGTGTATACCTTTTTCATCAACTTTTGCGACATAAGCCTTCCACCTCTGGCCAACACGCTCAAGGCGTAAAATTCCATCAAAATTATTCCATAATTCCCCCTGAGCTTCGGCCGTATCCTCACTTAATCGATGCAGAAATTGTGTCCTTTGATTGTTACTAAGATTAGATCCCGCTCTATTCCTATTGTACGCCTGCCATGCATCAACCATCCTTATTTTAGCTAAGATGTTGTTATTAACGTCAAGTAAATACACTTCTACTTTACCGACTTGATTTCTCCCATTAAGGTTTTCTACACGAGCTTCCATTCTAAAATCTTGTAGCGTTTCTGGAAGGCTGGTTTTTAACGCAGGCCCATACCATTTTGCCTGACCTTGTGTTCCAAATGACTGAACAACAAAACCATTACCGTCACTCACCATAGTACCTGAGACCACACCGTTATCTACTTGACTTGCAACTGTCCAATCGGACGTGGTGGACATTCTGTTATGCATAATCAGTTCTTCTGCTTCAAAAGGCGTACTGTCCGCATCCACCGGCCGACCAATCATTTGGTACTGTTCTTCTTGATTTTGCACCATAGCAAACGTGGTAGGTTTAAGTACCTCCATTTCAAAAATGGGATCAGCTTCAGCTGTGCCTTGATTTGTGAACGACACGATATCAGAAGAAAAAGTAAGCTTTTTTTCCTCACCATATTTAAAAGGATCAGAGCAAATGATTGTCAATTGTGCTTGATAGATGTGTGACGTTTCAATCGTATCCGTCACTTCATCAATTCTGCCGTAATATACGCGATCAGGTTCATCATTAAACACGATAGGCACATCGATATTGCGAGTAAACAAGATTTCATTCAACCGCTCAATGCGCTTTCGTAAGTCGTTGAAAGACGTTCCCTTCATTGTTATATCTACCGTCATTCGGCGTGAAGCCAAACGAGAACTAGACGGGTAAGACCCGTCCATTCCCGCCACATGGGTAAGTGTATTTTCTACACTTTGAACCCCACGGCCGTATACGTTATTTATGATAAAATACGTTCCTTCTTCCTCATTGGTAAATGCATTGGCTAAATCAGTTCCGTCAAATATCATGTTTTCAACATTTTCTATCACAAAAATCCTCCTTTCTTATACAAATGATTGTTTAATACGTGTATTACGCCCTTGATTTTCTGACACATACGGCTCGACTAAGCGGCCAACAATGCGAGAATCCATTTCAATAATGCGATCTTTCTGCTTTCGCAATTCATCAACAACTTGACTTAATAAGCTCTCTGTATTGGAAGTGGCAGAGCCGCCCGTTACAGCAAGTTCACCTTGAATAAACCCACCATTGACATTCGGACGTGCTACCTCCATCGGTGCCATGACAGGGGCATCCACCGTTGAAGGAACAAGATTTGTCATAACATCTAGCGCCTTATCTACCGCATTGACGTTCCCTTCGATACCAACAGCTAACCCTTTAGGTAACCACTGACCAATATCATCACGGAACAATTTAGACGGGGATTTGATGCCGAAGAAAGACTTTATTCCACCAGTGATTTTATCCATAAATCCACTAATTTTACCGCGGATCCATTCCCCCATTGAGCCAATACCTTCCCATAAGCCACGAATTAGATCTTTACCAATTTGTACCAAGTCAACACTATCAAAGAAGTCTCCTATGTTGCTCCAAATCTTTTCGACTGTCTTTTTAATAGCTTCCCAAGCACCTTCCCAATCACCTTTTATGAGATTCATGACGGTATCGATAATACCAGCTACGATATCAATTGCGTTTTTCACAGCTACTTTAATGGCCTCCCATGCAACTCCCACAATGGAGGAAATAGCTGGCCATACCGTATTAAATATGATTTTCGCAGCTTCTAGCCAATCACTTATTCTGCTACTAACAAAGCCAATAACTGTTCCAATGACGGTTTTAATAAATTCGAATGTGCCTTTTACAATCGCCATAATGGTTTCTCCATGCTCGTCCCACAATTGACTGATTTGATCCAGAACATAATTAACGACGCCCATTACCGCACTAATCACCTCTGAGACGACGGTTTTTATCGTCTCCCATGCTCCCTCTGCAAACGCCATAATAGTTTGACCATGTTCGTCCCAAAATTGGGATATCGCATCTAAAACCATTTCAACAATATCTGCAATGAAGCCAATGACAAATTCGATTCCTTCCTTAATAAACTCATAAGCTCCCATTAGAATTTCAGTAATCGTATCACCGTGTTCTATTAAAAACTCTTGGATCAAAGCGAGCCCGGTCATAATCACTTCACTAATAAACGTGATAACGTCGGAGATAAGATCGGCTATAAACATAAATGCCTCTCCAAAGTTCTCTATAATGACCTCACCTGCTGCTGTAAAGTCTTCTTTTATAAGTTCCATTACTGGGGAAATAATCGTCATAATTTGCCCAAAGATATCGTTAATAATATCCCATATAGCTTGAACAGCAGTCGTAAAAGACTCTTCAACTTTTGCCCAAGCTGCATCGACAATGTCACTAAACCACTCAAATTCATTGTAGGCATATACTAAAGCTGCTCCTATGGCAACTATAGCCAAAACTAGAGGATTCAATATACCCAAGAATGTATTGAATTTTCCACCTGTTAAGCCGATAATCTCTCCTACTCTCGACAGATTATCTGTAAACTCTGTGCTGGTTTTTATAGCTGAACTGAGCCCACCAGATAGATTTTCTCCTAATCCAGCAATTTTCTGACCATAATCCCCTATCACCTTAAAAGCGTCTTCATTCCCCTTAGAAAATTCACCAATTTTTTGGGATGCTTCAGAAAGACTGTCTGTCCACTTCTTAAGTCCTTCAGCAAAAGACTTAATTTTTCCTTCATCCATAATTACTACCTCCTTTCTTTATTTTTTTCACGCGATTCGAACGTGAATTGGGCGAGCCATTCTTGTGCGTGATTGGCTGCTTCTGCTTTATCTGCAAGCGTCTCATCGTTATGCTCATTTGTTGGACGCTTATACAAGTCGGATAGCTTCGGCCGTTTCGCCCGTGATGCTTGCTCGTGCATGAGAGCAATACGCGCCGCGCGCTCCAGCTCATCATGAAGGTACTCACGTTCCATCCGCATCATGATTTGAAATTCCCGCGGCGTCAGCCGATAAAATTCAACAGGCGTTAAACGTAAATAGCGCCAACTATCCGCTAGCTGGCGTTCTACTTCCGTTATTTCTCCTAATTCACTTAAGATTTCAGCTTCTTGAGTGCTTCGAAGGCTTCTGGATTGTCCGCTAGAAGCTTGTTTACTTGCTTTTTGTAGAAAAAACTATCCGTTACAACCTCATTGCAGATAGCGAACACGTCTTGTCCATCTAACATTTCACTGGCAATTGCCTTTTCGATTTCTGCTTCTACTTCCTTAAAGGAAAAATTCTTACCATGGTGGAAAAGACCTGCGTGGACAATATGAGAGAAAACGTCTAGGTCGCCCATCATCGCTTTCCCGATCAAACCTAAAGAGCCCCCTTCTACCACATTGTTTAAATACTTCACACTATCAAACGTTAACTTAAGCTCATATTCTTTTTCTTGGATTTCAAATGTTGCCATCTATTCATCATCCTTTCGGTTATGTTCAAAATAAAATAGGCGCCCTCATGTGGACGCCGCCTTTCACTATTACTCATCACCCTCGCCCTCACCAGATTCACCATTATCAGGTTGGTCTGGTGATTCTGGTTCCTCGGGCTGGTTAGGGTGTTTCTTCAGTTGCTGGAGCACCTTCAGGGATTTCCACCAATGTTTCATCTGATACATCTCCATTTAACGTCCCACTTAAAGAGTACGTAGCGAACTCACCATTACTATAAGTGCGCTCAAAAGAAGAAACCATATACATGCCATGTTCCGCTTCTTTCGTTCGTGTATCAATTTCGTAAATTTTCACAAACTCCTTATTACGAAGTGCCTTTTTAATGTGATTCACAAACGGATCACCTTCCGTAACAATCCCTTCTAAAGAAACTTCTTGTGACACGCTGCCATAATCGGAGCCTGTCTTATCTTTTGTCGTTAAATCAATACTCTCTGCAGAAATATTTGTTGATCCACCTGTTTGGTTAAATGGTCGGACCAATGTCTCCCCATTTTCATCTGAAATTGCCACTGCAAATAATACGTCATCACCTTTGTATTCCATTGCCATAATTTATTCCTCCTAAAATTTTAAATGTATTTCCGCATAAACGGAACATCCTTCTGTAATCGGTTAGAGATTTCCGACCACATTGTTTTAATCAGGTAGACACAGCCTTTTCTCCTCTGTCACGTTTCTTTAAACATTCTAGCCACGCCATTTACAATGTGAGTTTTAAAATTGTTTTAGCGTGCCATGAGTTCTCCGGACTAGCATATGAAACTCACACACTATCTCCACCACTTCGTTAAAGCGTAACGCCAAATGTTAAGAACGTTTCAGTCAGTGAGTAAGGGATGTTGTCTCTCCTTCATAAAAGGTAAGATAACTAATGGCTAAAAAAATGGATAGTTTTAATAAAAAACTTTTTTATTTTTAGTAAGTAGACCAAATCCCCTTACAAACTACCTGTAAAAACGACTGACACATTGACCTATCGGCTACAGAAGGCCCCATTCCTAAGAGGGCGTCTTCAGTAAATGATAGTATCACCATTGGACCTTCAGACTTCTCTGCTTCATGGTGAATCATCGTTTCTTATGGTAGCCTTTTTAAAAACGAACGTTTAATAGAGTATTTAACATGTTCACTTATTCGTATTGGAAACCCAATTGTGACATTCATTTAGATGATCATTAATTGGCAATACTATCTATATGATTGTATCGATAACACTCCATGTCGATCGCTTCCTGTATATCTACTTCACGACGGGAGGGATAAATGTATTCTCTTCCATCCGCTGCAATGTTAGCTGCTAAAGAAAGAGGAACCTCACGGGTTAACGGCCGCAATTTCCCTGTTAAACCACCTCGGCCAACATGCCGTCCTTCTGTTTTTCTCCGATATTGGTTATCGCTCATTATCGGATACTCTTCTCGCGTCATTTTATCTGGATGCGCATCTGAGATTTCCTCGTATAAGCAGAGTGCCGCTAGTCGGACAAGTGCTCCTCCTTTTATCGGTTCTCCTGATGTTTTAAAATAAGATTCTATCAAACTATCAATAGCTTCTAATCGATTGTCACGTGGTATTTTTCCTGTTTTCGTCTCACCCCATAAAGTGTCTATTCTTGCTTTCAATTCTGTGTTCGTCATCTAGTAACCCCCATTTTCTTAATAACCTTCACCGATCTCTGTCCAATAGTGATAAACAGCGGCGACCTTTTGAATTGCTGCTTTTTCATGTCTGCTAATGGTATCTTGTCGAAGATCTAGTTGTTTCGCTGCACTTTTCTGTGTTAAATCATTAAAATAAATGAGCTTTAAAGTTTGGAGTTGTCTTATTGTCAGATGTGCAAGTGATATAGCTGTGTCTAAATCTGTCAAAACATCACAGGCTACATAATCGCCGGCATAACGTCGTTCTTTTAATATATGGTAATCTCGTAATAATCGACGTACACCTAATAAGGTTCCAAGAGAGTGGTACTGTGTGGAATAACGACGAATTTTTGTTTCCTTATCATATACACTCATCACTATCCCTCCTTCTTAAAAATCATGCTATATTTAGTTAAGTCAAGTTTATTATCATACTTTCAACTCACTACTAGGTACACTTAGCCAAGACGACTTGTGTCGTGTGTCTCTAATGAATATTTACGTAGTTGATTAAAAAATTACCGTCTTGTTAGCATGATGGCAGCTCATACAAGACGCTACATGCATTCTTCTATCTTTCGTTCACATTTAAATATTTGTTTCACAATGACACTATGAGAGATTGAATATCAATTGCATAAATAACCTCAATGTGGTAGTATGAGTTGGAATATAGACTTTTAAATTGTACATTTATACAACAGTTGATGAGGCATTATACAAATTCGATAACTGTTGGTTACATTGTGATAACGCTCAAGGAGAGATCCTTCAATGCGTTTATCATATTAGGCAGAAAAGTATAAGCGTAATTCACCCATGACGTCCTCGTCATAGTTTTCCGCTAAGCTTTTTAATTTTTGCCTAATGGTTTTACGATCGAATCCCAAATCTTCTGCTAAGGCTGATTGGGATTCATAATCAGGAAACGCGTTGACGATTGCCGTCGTCTTCGCATCGACCTTTTTCTTAGGGTCAATTAAGAAGGAGAGCAGTTGCCGCTGGTCTTCTTCTTTTTTATTTAACACTGGAACTAATAGAGGAATCGGATCACATACAATAGGTAGTAGCATTTCTTGCTACTTCAGCTTTGGTTCTTTTTGTAATAATCTGCCCGTCTATTTTTAATACTGACAATTAATAAGGGTAAAAGGACGTTGACCAACGTGCTTTTCATGGCCTTTTACTAACATGTCTTCATAAAGGGCTTCTACCTCGTGGATGGTTGTCCAAATGGACGTCGCTATTTTAGGTCATTCCGTCGCACTCAGCTTTTAAAAGCTGGTAGATTTGTTCGATTTTCTAACATGTGTGAATTCTTTGTGTCTACATGTTTTTTTACTAAGATATTCGGTTTGATTCATCGCTTTGCTCCTTTCTAGGATTTCATCTTATATTACGAATTTAATCTCCCTTTTCGGATAAAAAGCAAGAAAAATATATCATTTTTAACGCACCCCTCCTTTTATTCTTATATCTGTGTTTGCATTTTTCGCGAACACCTGTTCTTATTCTAATCTATTACATCATTTCTAGCAAGAGATTTTCCAATTCTTTGCGTTATTTTTTAATCTGTACAACGTTATATTTCACGAAATGGCCACTCATATGGCCACATGTCAGACAGATAAAGGGACTTCTTCAAGCGTTTTTTGCCTCTATCCTTAAGAAGTTTCAATACTCTCTTCTTTAAAATTCTTTATAGTTATCTCTATCCAACATAACAGGCCAACAGGCTATTAATGACAAGGCCTATTTGTTAACGAGTAAATTTCAATCAAACCAAACACAATAGGCTAAAACACGTTTAATTATGAGAGATGATGAGCAAAGATTTCTTCAGTCAAGGTATAAAGAGGTAGTAGCTTCTAATAGCATCTAACCATCAGTTTGGGAGCTTACTATCATGTACTTCAATTCAATTAACCGATAGTCTAATACGTGAAGGAACTAGAGGAACAGACTAGTGTAAAAAAATCAATCGCTTTCTATAGTAATTTCGATTAATATAAAAAGCCCGTAAGCTTTTTGTATAAAGGCACGGGCTAATAATGATATTAATGAACTTAATGGTGGGTTGTGTAATTAAGGGGCAAAATGGGGTAATAGCTATTTAGTTTATAAGGTTTTGTATGGATGATGTGTAAAATGATTTCTTTCTGTACGAGTATCCCACACATCTATTGAACTATCATTTAAAATCCTATTTTATATGTAACAAATGAGTAAATGGAAGACAATGAATAAGTTGCACAACCCTCAAGGTCCAATAAACTTAGATGATTCTTAATCTTTGTCTCATGGATTAGAGCGTGCGACGCCATAACCCTCGCTGTTGTACGTTCGTTATTCATCAAATATCGTTACTGCCACATTTCCTTTTTTGTGTCCCTTGTCAACGTACCTATGTGCCTCAACAATTTCTTCTATAGAATACGTCCTATCCATAATGGGTTTTAGGTTGTTTTTTTCAATCAAGTTCTTTAGAAACAGTAAGTCTTCTTCTTTTATTTTTGGAAGACGAGAGTTGTTTAGAAAAACGCCTTTATTTTTTAATATTTTCCTGCTTTTTGATGCTTTTAACTTCATTACAGCATCATACACAATGTCGTATTTAACTTGCTTTTGGATGAAGTCTTCTTTCGTATAATCAATTACTTTATCAGCTCCAATGGATTTTACTAATTCAAAATTCTCTGCTCTACATACAGCAGTAACGTCTGCTCCATAGTATTTTGCCAATTGGATGGCGTATGTTCCTAAACTTCCCGAAGCTCCGTTTATCAAAATTTTATCGCCTTTTCGTATATTTGCTTTTTGTAGGTTTTTTAAGGCAGTAAGTCCTCCTGCGGGAATAGTTGCAGCTTGTTCGAAAGTTAAATTCCCAGGTTTTAAGGCAACCAGTCCCTTTCTTTGCTGAGTTCCCTCTTTAACCTTTTCTGGCAGACAACAATATTCAGCATAGCCTCCCAAACCAAAACCAGTCAACGCAAATACGTTGTCCCCTTTTCTAAATGTTTTTATATCTTTCCCGACAGATTCAACAACACCTGAAATTTCTAGGCCAAGTATTAGATTTTTTTTGGGTTTGAACAGTCCAAAAATAAACCTTACCAAAAACGGATCCGCTCTTCTAATGCGTGTATCGCCAATATGAGCGGTTGTTGCATATATTTTTATCAAAACTTCATTATCTTTAGGTTTAGGTTTTTCCACTTCTTTAGTTTGAAGAACTTCAGGCGATCCGTATTGTGTACAAATAACTGCTTTCAT